CCCATTCCCGAACCATTCCCCGAACCAGAACAGATGGCTAAAGGAGAGAACTATGTTGCAGGAAATGAATCCTCCTCATACTGTCCTCCCCCTCCAGATTGCCCCCCTCCTCCGGCAGATCCCGACGATCCCATTCCAGAGGCGCCCCCAAACCGGTTTTACAGCACTGACGAACTCGCAGCATTAGAGAAGTACGCTGCAACATACGAGGGCGTCAATCCTGATCAATGTTGTAGTATCGCCATCGGTCAAGAGGCTCTAGACATCTTTCAGCAGGAATACTTCGAACAGTTTTCCGTCTCGATGCCTGAAACTTACCTTGTCGCAATTCCTACCCAAGACGGACCTCAAGTTAGCTACGGAATCCCTGTCACTGAGATGCTTGGTAATGCTTTCCCCGCGGACTGGCCCATCTTCCTTCACTACTACTGGATCTTCTCATACGAGACAGTCGCTCGTGTGAACGTCGCCTTGAGCATCGACCTCACTCAGAAGGGCAATCTTGAAGGCGCTGTGAAGATCATGTATGAAGAGATCTCCGCTGCCCAGGCTTCAGCACAACACAAAAAAGAAGCAGAAGAAGCTGCCGCGCGTGAAGAGGCTTCGGCCTAATTGGTTCTTGCTCTTTGTGCCGCCCGATTTGTTTACAATCTTGTATGAGACACTACCGGATCTACAAGGTTTCGTTCCTTTCGGGCGGCACACCAAGTTCTGACCTCTAGTTCAAATCAGAGATGTTAAGATCTCTGACTCCCTTGGGTAACCCAAACGGAGTAGAAGCATACAGATCCCAGCGCACATGAGATCCTAACAGATTGTCATGACCGACGAGTAGGCGCATATAGGATAGTCGGTGTTATTACTGCAACTGCCTTGACCGGCAACATGAGAGTGTCCCACTATAGACTGCATGGGTTGTTTTGGTAACATGATGATAACTACAGCAACAGAATTAGAGGTCAGATTCAGTTTGAAGTAGGCCGCCGAGGATTGACACCCAGCACTAGTCAGCCAGAGGACAATCTACAACCAGCGCGATGCACCACCACACAGAAGGGTCTACCTACTTCCCCTTCTCTTCCTGAGTTTCAAGAGTCCAAAATGCCAGATCTCTTCTCTACTTCAATCTCGCCGTCTGCTAAGAAACTCCTCCAGGAGAAAGTCTTTGGAGTTTTGCCGCCTTCCATTGATCAATCTTCTCCTCTTGGGAATGTTTATGGCTACGATCCGCAAGAGAAGCTTGAACTTCCGCAAGACACTAACTTAAAGTGGTTCATGGACAAGCAGGCTGAGAGAGAAAGACTCTCTAAGTCGTCTTATGGCCTTGGCATCAGTCCAGAACTAGAGACAATAGTTAATACTCTTCGTAACCCGGTAGACACAGCATTAGATGTAGGTCTGACTAAACTTTCTCAAGCAAATCTCCCCGGAATTGGTGAAGTTAACACTTCAATGATCCCGACTAGGGCTAACTTGATGAAATTTCTCTCAAATCTTAAAGGTTCTGCGAAATATCTTCCTCCTGCTGTCTGGCGGGATCATCCGGAAGCTGCTGCATCAGTTATTTTTGCAGCAGAACGATATCCCCTTCAGACACAGCAAGCTTTCACAAAAGGAAAAGTCAATATCACATCTCCCGATATGAGCGGTTCTACTGGAGGATTCAGTCCTAAATCAAAAAGAATATATATCTATAATCCAACAGTTAAAGACCCCAATAAATTACCTACTCCAGCTAACTTCACAGGGCGTGCTGGAACTGCAATGCATGAATATACGCATCTACGTCAGTTATTAGATGCAGAGAATCGACCAGAGATAGCTCGTTATCCCATTGAAGCTTTCTACACTCCCGATGAATTAGGTGGAAAAGGGACCTATGTTACTAGTCAAGCTGCTCAACTGAAGGGAAACCCTAACTTGTACTTTGAACAGCCTATGGAAAAAGATGCTTTTCAAGCTACAAAAACTGGTAAATCATCTGCCGAGAAATTTCTAGATCTATTACCTGATGCAAATATGCATTCTTTCATGGGCACTCCAGAGACACTAAGTCACGAAAAAGAGTTAGTCTCTTCTGCATTCAATCGGGCCATCAAAGAAATTCAGAAAATCAATCCTAATAATTTAGGCAAAATTTACGCCTCTATCTTGAAAGATAATAAAAAATCTACTCTCAATAAACTCGACAAGTATCAATATCCTGCCGAAGACTTCGATTCTTACTTCCCGAAGCATGCTGTAAATCCTGGTCAACTTGGTAAAGTTGTCGAATTTAAAGGTAGCGGTCTAGATAAAGTGAACGATGCTTTGAAAACTCGTATTGGATTAGAAGCCCCAACCGAAAATCAAGTAAAATTGCAGAGCCTAATCCGTCTTCTACAAGATTCTGCTAAGTCTGGCCCACGACAAAACTGGATGAAGAAAACTATTGAGCTTGAACGCCAAGCTGAGTTAGAGAAAATTCGCAAAGAATCTGATGTTCTTCGTCAAGCTGAGTGGGGCGAAATGTTCGACAAATATTTCAAACCAGAATAATGCCATACAACCTTTCTCTTGTCTGCCATGTTAGGTCCTTCCAAACCACCCCTGCTACGCAGATATTGGCCTGTTGTAGCAGGGGATTTTTTGAAAAAAATGAAAAGATTCTTCAAACAATTCTTTTGTTCACATATCTGGTTTTCTTGGCCGGTTCCAAGCTATTGTGTGAAGTGTGGCAAAGTGATGGGTGTATGAAATAATGGAATTCTCACTTAATTTCCGCACAGAATACGCCAAAGAGTTCTTCTTTCTGAATAAGCGCAATAAGTGTTTTTCCGGGGGCTATGGAAACTGTAAGACCTACACAGGTTGTCAGATTATCGTCTTGTTGAGCATCATGTTTCCGGGTTATCGGAGCATGATTGCCAGAGGCACTTCCGCTGCACTGAGAAAATCGACAATGAAGACTTTCTTCAAAGTCTGCCCCCCTGAAATGGTAGTCCGTCACTCTGAATTGGGAGGTCTAACAGTTTTAAGTAATGGCTCAGAAATCGTTTGGTTCCACTTGGACGCCTTTGATGAAGACAAAATACGCGGAATGGAATTTAATTCTGTCTTTATCGACCAAGCTGAAGAAATCGAAGAAAGCCCGTATCTTACGCTTGATGCGAGAGTTGGTCGATGGGACAAAGCGATAGTTCCAGAGAATCTGCCTTTCGGAATGAACCGAGAAGACTTCCGAACTAACGTCGATGGAGTTCCTCAACCCCCTTCATACATGATTCTGGGTTGCAATCCTGATTCTACGTTACATTGGATCTGGAGAATGTATCATCCAGACTCAATAGAATGGCAAGTTCACAATCATGCATCTCACGGATACATCGAAGCGCCGACAGATCCAAACTCGTATGATCCTAAGACATATGAGCAAATGCTCAAAAAAGATCCAGAATGGGTAGATCGCTTTATTAGAGGAAAGTGGGGCACCAGTGAAGGGGCTATACACTTTGTTCGTGGTGATTCTATTCTGCATGTTAATGCCAAGTGGACGCAAGAGTTGCTTAAGCGTAGCGTCTTATCAAGAGCTTTGGATCATGGAGATAGCGCTCCTACTTGCTGTGGTTGGTCAGCCTACACGCAAGACAAGCAAATAATTGTATATCGTGAGTACTATCAGCCCGACAAGGTCATTTCTTTTCATCGAGAGGCGATAGTAGCTCTTTCTAAAGGCGAGACTTATTTAGCTTCAGTAGCAGATCCTTCAATGTGGAAGAAAGCTCCTACAAAAGATGGAGCATTTTGGACAGTAGCATCAGAATACGAGGACAATTCATATGGCGGAAACACAATTTCCTGGCAGCCCGCAGACAACAACGAATACGGAACGAGAAATCGAATTAACGAACTACTTATTCCAAGTAGCCGTTTTAAGCACCCTCTTACTGGAGCTTCTCCAGCACCAGGTTTATATTTTATCGCCCGAGATGACGAAAACCCTCAAGGATGCGAACAAATTATTGCTCAAACTGGCGCCCAGCGAAGAAAACTTATCGGAAATGTCAACGGAAAAGCTCTTTATTCAGATGAAAGAGATCCTGGAGTCGTTGATCATGCGTATGACGTTCTGAGATACAAGATTGCTATGCATCTGAATCCCGTCATACAGAATGCCCGTAGTTTCCCGCCCGGAAGTATGGGCGCCTACAAAGCGTTATACAAGCAAATGCAAAGAGAAGGATATTATGACCAATTCGACCCCACTAGTTACTAACGGATTTCCTGCTCCCCCTTCGGCGGGATACGGAGAAGAGACTTCTCAGGCGGAAAAAGACGCATTAGAATTAGCTTCTGATATGGGGATTCGTTGGTTAGAGACGGTCCGCACGACTGACACTCTCTACAAAAGATGGGAGACTCGCTTCCATTGCCGTCAAGCGTATGACATGTACGAGGGTCTACAATATCAAGGAGTCAATCTTTTTCCCTCTAATAAAGCTCTCTATGCCCCCTACACACTTAATCTCTTTTATTCTACTATCGAGACTAGATTACCTTCTCTTACTTTTAGCAATCCTCGCTTCATGCTATCTCCTAAGCCGGGACGAGAAGCCATAGCATACTCAAATCCACAGATCATAGGAGCAGTTCATGCGCGACAAGATGCTCTTAATACATTCATCGGAGACGTGGACAACGGTTTCATGGAAACAATCGAAGCCACGATTCTTGACGCGCACTTTCGCTTCGGTGTCGTTGAAATTGGTATCACAGACAACTGGATTTTCAATCCTGGCGTTGCAAAGCCTAGCCTCGCATCAGATAACGTCCCCACGGATCAAGTTTCAGATCTCGAGGGGCCGGAAAATGTCCTTTCAACGCAACCACCAGCTAAAGAAGAAGAACTTATCTACGTTAAATACATACCAGCGACATCTTTTAGAATTAATAATGGTGCTCAAGGGAAGCTTTCTCGATGCGACTGGTGTGCATATTATGAGTATGTCAGATATGAAGATTTGGCCTCGAACGCAGACTACTACCGTTTCTTGAAAGACCACAATTCTCTCTGCTTCACGGATGTTTCTAGTGACTTCCAGGATCTGCGAGAGATGGCTTCCAACGACCCAGAGACATTGAGCAGACTTAAGGCCGGAGACTGGCAAGTTCTTCTACACATGTTTGATAATCGCAAGAAAGTCAGGTATCTAATTAATGTCAACACAGAGCAAGTCATTGCTTCTTCAAAATTCCCTGGTAGCGACAGAGGAAAACCTAGGCTTCCAATCGAAGATATGCGCTTTTCAATGTCCCTTAAGTACTGGTACGGGTTGCCGCCTGCTTCTCAGTGGATCTCTCAACAAAATACTTATAACGAACAAGTCGAACGATTGCGTGCATATGCCCGAAAAATGCTTCGCAAGTATATTGTTGACACTAGCAAGTTCAATTCCCCCGATGAAATAGAAAAGTTGATGAATGGTCAGGATGGCGTCTTTGCCGGCATACAAGGAGACATAGATCGTGTCATTAGAGAAGTACCAGTTTCACAAATCAACTCAGAAAGTATTCAGTTACTTCAGATCGCTAGACAAGATTTTGACATCGCTTCAGGAGTCACCTCAGACCAGCGGGGCCAGAGCGCAGATCGTCAGACTGCGACGCAGACGCGAATTATCGACCAAAGAACTACTATCAGGGAATCCCGGCAGGCGAACACTGTAGCTAATTTTCTATGTCGCATAGCTCGGCAAGTTAGTCTCTGTCAGCAAGAGTTGTCTGAGCCTTTCTGGATTCGTCAGTCTTCCGCTCCAGACGAAGCTTCTGGCTCAGAGATATATCAACTAATCACAGGAGGGGACTTTGGCGATAGCGATTTCAACACAAATATCCAATTGGAGACAATTTCACCTCTTGCGGACGAACAACGTAGGAATGCCTTTTTGGAATTCCTCGCCATTATTAATCAATATCCTCAATTTGGACTATCAACTGTCCTTGTGCAAGAAATTGCAGACAAAGTTGGCTTCCGAAATACCAAAGTCGTCGAAGAATTCCAGCAGCTTGCATTGGCCCAGCAGATGGCAATGGCACAGCAGATGCAGCAATCCGCTGGGGGTCAATCTCCGCAGCAATCAATGGCTCCTGCCGCCGGAGGGGGTGGAGAGTTGGCCCAGCGAACTACAGAGGGAATGAAACCTGAAGAGATGGAAGCAGCACAGAACTCTGTAAATCAAGCAGGAATGCCTCAAAATATGATGGGTTCTGCATGAGAGAGAAACTTCTCGCTCAGTACTGGTCCGCATGGGCAGAATACGGTCCGTTTGAAGTCAGCCCGCAAGAATTCGTAAATAGTTGTATGAGAGAATACTATGCCAAAAGCGCCTCCTGTCAAGAAACCAATACGTCCTCCAATTAAACCGGCTCCTCAGCCCACGAAAACAGTGCCTACCAAAAGTAAGATAGTTAGCGCACTTACCAAAATGATTAACCTGAATCGAAAGGATCACAAATAACATGCCCGGAATTGATGAAGCGTTGGACAAAGCTCTCGACGCAGAAGAAGCAAAAGATGAGAATAATCCGCCCGCGCCACCTACCAAGGAAGAAGAAACTCCCGAAGCTCCCGCAGGAGAGTCTTCCGAAGAAGGAGACGAAGCCCCTCAGTCTGAAGGAACTGGAGATACAGGAAGTCCAAGTTCTGCCGCACATCGAGACGAGCAGGAGGTTCTCGCAGGACTAGAACTCATCAAAGCTCTCAAAGATCCCATTGAGCGCCGCAAGATGATACAGTTTCTTGCGACTGAATCAGGTTTTGATCTAAAAGAAGCTTCTCCGAAAGAGAAGCAGGTCTTTGAAAAGAGCATAACTGAAGCATTAAAGGAAAAGCTTGCAGATGAATATGCTCTCCTACCGGCGGCGCTTGGGGACACTTTAGAGGAAATCATTGAAGCTAAAGTGAATGCGCGAGTTAAACCCATTGAGAATGAGCTACTTGCAGCCAGAGAGAAAGCCCATGTAAATAGCTTGCAAGCGGAACTCGACTGGGCGTATACTAACTTGAACGGCTTCAAGACGCATGAAGATGCGATTCTGGCTAAGATGCAGAAGTTGTATAAAGGGCCAGACGTTTCTGTTCGAGATTACTTGAAGGATCTCTACGATGTGGTAGTTCCTGCCGAGGAGAGGACAAAAGCCTCTACTGCTAAGACCTCTCCTCCTACTGAAAAACAGGACAGATTAAAATTGCAAACTGGTGGCTCAGGTGGAAAGGCGACAAAAGCGCCTTCCAAGACTCCGGCACCCTCGAATAAATCCTTAGACGAAGCGTTGGACGCAGCATTAGATGAACTCGGTGTATAGTTTCATCTAACGTTGTCTCCGAAAGCTTCTGAAAGAAGGTTTCGGTATGGGCGTTTACGGAGCACCAGGGAGTCCGAGTCAGAATACCATCAATTATGATGCACTTCTGACTCAGACTCTAATCAATTATCGGTCTGAGATGACCGATAACATCAACAAGTCTTTCGCTGTATTTGAAGAGATCAAGAAGTCTGGGATGTATAAGTCCTACGACGGTGGCGTCTCAATACAAGAGAACTTGCGAATTGGCAATACAGCCGCAGATACCTATCAGGGATATGATGCTCTTAGCGTCGATCCCGTTGATGGTGTGACTGCGGCTTTTTTCGATCCGCGAGAAGTTTCTGCGCCGATCTCGATTTCTAATCTTGAAGAACGTCAGAATTCTGGTCGAAGCAAGATCAAAGATATGCTTCAGACCAAGATCTATCAGGCTGAAGATGGCATCAAAGAACTTTTTATTTCGATGTTCTTGCAGGGTTCTCTTGCGGGAGGTGGACTTTCTCTCACCAGTCCCTATGTATCACCCAACAACGCCTCGTTGGGTATCACTCCTCTGCCTGCTCTTGTTTATTATGACGCCACTGGCGCAGCTAATAACGTAGTTCAACCAACTGCTAACCTTGTAGTTGGGAACATCCAGCAGAGTGCATGGTCCTGGTGGCGCAATTGGTCGCTCAACATGGGTGGCGCTGCAATGACACCGGGAGTGTTCTTGCTGGCTTTGGACTCTGCGTTCAACTATGCTTGTCGCGGAGTGATGGGCAAACCCAATTTGGGAATCTGCGATCAGAGAACTTTCGAGCTGATTCGGGCCGCATACTACCAAGCGTACAATCGTGAAATGGATACCGACAACGACTATCCTTTCCCGAATTTGCTCTTCAACGGCGTTCGGATCATCTGGGATGAACGAGTTCCCAATGTCCATGCCGGTACGCTAGACACCAGTCCGGCCACTGGTCTGGGAACCTTGTATTTCCTGAATACCAAGACCTTGGGTATCAGATATGACGTGGAAACCAACTTTAAACCTGGTCCCTTCGTTGTCCCTGCCAACCAGAATGCAAAGATTTCACACATTTTCTGGATGGGCACCTCTACAACGAACAATCGTCGCAAGAATGTTGTAGTCGGCAACATCCCCCGGACGCTAACCTTAGTGTAGTTCGATTCCCCCGATCCTGAAAGGAAGAGGCCATGGTCACAATTCACTTTTTACTCTTACTGGGCGCTCTTGTATGTTTCCTCCTAGCTGCATGCAACGCTCCAGTACCAAGACTGAACTTGATTGGCCTTGGCCTCGCCTTCTGGGTTCTTACTCTCTTAGTCCCGAAGTAATTCAGATTTCAGAAAAGGATACTTTTAAATGCAGACCACATTGTTGTATGGAAATTTACGCCCCGTTGAGAAAGTCTTCGTTGCATTCAAAAACAACGAACTGACTCCGATGTTGAGGGGCGTTCCCGTTGTCTATCAGTTCAATGGAACTAATGATGGAATCGCCGCAGTCAACTCTTTGACCGCAGGAGCTAATGCTGCCACCGCTGGCTTTGCAGGCATTAATAGTGCTCAGACGCCGCCAGGCGGCTGGGGATTAGCGCAGTGCTACGGACTATGCGATTATGTAGCAGCTAATGCTGCTACTCCCGCATTGAGTGTACTTGGTGTTAATCCTGCTGCTAACAACATGGTAAACGGTGGCCTTCTGTCAGTGATTATCGCTATCGCCACTACTGGCCCGATTGCATTGCCTCCCATTGTGACTATCGCTGCATCGGGGACAGTTAACGGTGTTGCAAATGTTGCTAAAGCATTCTTGAGGTGCATGTAGGTTCGTACCTCCTAAGCCTGACCTGCATGCATTAGAAATAAAGATGCTTCAGTTTATTTGCACTGCTTGCCGCCGCTATACTACAGAAATTGAGATTGCCAGTCGAGGTTTCTGTAGTTGCGGTGGGGGCAAGTTTCAAGAAGTGAATCCCGATTGGAAATGGCTTTTCTGGCATTTCAAGTTGTGGAGATGGTGGAGGGATAATGAAGAATTTGAATCCAGAAAAGCAGATGAAAAGCTCGCAGATGAATAGTCTCCGAGCTTTTTCCCTATTTGGTCTTAAAGGGAAGTCTCCGCGATGATTTTTCAAGAGCTTTCTGATCGAATAAAATATGACCTAGATGACATGGGTCTTGTTTTCTTTCAAGAGACGGACTTCCATACTGCTGCGATTAACGCCCTGAATAAGTACACCACTTTGAACGGAACTCTCGAAACCACTCATCATTTGACCTTGCAGCCTAACGTCCCATACTACGATCTGTATTCTACGACCCATAACTTCTTTGCAGTAAGCGAAGCATATAACCGGAGTACCAAGCAATTTCTTGCGTTCTACACGCCTGTTCAACTAATGCAAATCCGTGAAGATTACGAACTCTGGAAAGGTCAAACTCAGTTCATAACAGTCGTAGATTTTAAAAGAGTTGGATTTTTTCCTTTTCCTGCTGTAGGCAACGTAGAATTGATTCTAAAAATTAAGCTATCTGGCTTTACTTATACTGGGCCAAGTCAATTGCTGTATGTTCCCGTGCATGCGGAAGAAGTGATTTTAAACTTGGCCAAGCAAGAACTTCTAGAACAGGCAGAAGAAATTTCCAAAGCAGCAGCCTCGTATAATTTGGCAATAGGCGGAATGCAGAAAGACAAGACTTTGACGAATGGCCGCGCTTTTCCGAACTTTGCTATGTCGATGCTTTCTATTGATCTACGAACTTACGCGACTTTGCCATAGGTTAATTTAAGATGCCCATCTGGTCTTCATCGTATTTAGCCCGTCTAGAACTCGAAGCCCTGGCCGACATAGCGAAAAATTGTCTATGCGTGGTGGATCGATTTGCGTTCGATATTCAAGCGAATTTTGCACTCTACAAAGTTCCAACTAGTTTTTTGGGAGTTCGCTTTATTCGGTGGAAGGGCAAGTTAGTCAGGCCGCTTTCAAACATGGAAGCGAGATGGCTATTTCCTGGAAACGCTTCTCCTGAGCCTAGTTTTACGACAGTGATTGGCGGGGCTTTTGAACCTACAGCGTTCTATAAAGGTGCATTCAATACTGGAGTACTGAGTTATACTCCTCGAGCGGAAGAGATGACTCAGTCGGAACCTGAGTTCTATTGCTTTTCCGGGACAGATTATCGAACTCTTCAGTTCTACGGGACGCCTTCAGAGAACGTAGCTTCTCAGTTCACGGGACTGTGGGATGCGAATATCCCTAATTGTGTAATCATGGAGTTTTATAGATTGCCTGACGAGGCTCAAGGACATGTTTTGCCTGGATATTTCAAAAGAGAGATGATCAAGAATTACTCTTTGAGTCGAGCCTTTATGAAAGAGGGTCCAGGTCAGAGGCCAGATTTGGCAAAGTATTACTCTTCGATGTATGAGGAGAATACGAAAACGTTGAAAGAGATCATGAAAGCGATCCAACGAGGCCAGATGTATTGCTATTCGACTCCGTCGGAAAACCACGCCTCGTGGGCGCCTAGGGCGCGATATCCACTTCAGTATGGGATTCCTTTCTATGACTAGTGAAGATGAAAACACATTAAGACGATTTCTGAATGATAGTCTGACGGGCGGACGAATTCCCAATGGAACGCCTATTACTCCTGAAGTATTTGATTTTGCTGTAGAAGAAGGGCCTGAAAATGTCGACAATCAAGCATAATTTCCATTCCAACGTACCAGATTCCCCAGATGTAAGTCTAATTCAAGCATCACATTGGAATGCGGACCATGTCTTTAATCCACCTGTAAATGGCATTCCTGTTGATGATGGAACCGGTAATTTTACTGGCGTTTCTGCGGCATCAGAAGGTCAATTCTTTCGGCGCGCTTACAATAATGCCACACCTAAATACGAATTCACGTCTCCACATTTCTTGCGTTCTGATGACTTCCAATTTTCTGCTACACCGACTCAGGCTCTTATAGCAGGAACGCCAATTACAATAGATTTAAGTTATCTCCCAAATGGCGTTCGTAATGCCTTTTCGCCAAATAACCATTACATCAGAATTATTGATGCCGTTTCAGGTAATGAAACTTGTCTAATTACTGCCGTTAATGATGCAGCTTCTACTATTTCAATTACACCAACGCTTCCACATTTAATAGGCAATTACACAATAGCCTCTGCAACTGTCGGACTTCAAGAAGCTATTAATTCTCTCCCATCTACAGGCGGAACCATTTTTGCACCACCAGGAGCGCATACATTATACGGTCCTGTTAATAAACGAGCAATTCCAATATTTGTTCGTGGCGCAGGAATGGACGCAACTACGTTTATTGTATCAACTTCCTTTTCGCTTTCACACCTTGGCGTTTTTGTAATACCAGATGATCTTGCTGTATACAATACTGCATATCTCACAAGTGGTGGCTATAGCGATTTCACTATCAGATTCACGCAGCCAGATAGCAACAATTTGGCGAATTATACAAAATGGCCAGCCGCATTTTATGGAGCTAAAACAAGTCGCCCCAGTTTTGAACAGATAACAATTATTGCCGGCTGGGATGGTATTAAAATTCTTGGCTATAATGGCGTTAAAATAAACAATGTAAATTCTAGTTGTTTTCATCATGGATTAGAATTGGATCAGCACGTCGATGCATCGCATATTTACAATTTTCACTCTTGGGTTTTTGGTTTAACGGCACTTCAAAATGAACCATTTCTATATAATCCAGCTGTATTTAGTATGTATATCGGCAAGGCTGATGACACACAAATTATAGGTTATGGTGGCATTCCTTCAGTTAAATTCACAGATGGTTGGTCAGGTACTGGAGCATTATTAGGTGCGCCGTGGGTTACGATGACTAATTCTGATTTAGATAGCGGAAGCATTATAATGGATGCTAAATTAGGTGGACGAGTTCAAGTAAGAACATCGCAAATTGGTGGTGCTGCTGGTACTGATGCAGATGGAATGCATGCACGTGCTCCATTAGTTTATGCTAGTTCTGGTGAATTAGACATAAGTGATTGCTGGATTGGTTTTACTGATGCAAACTTGACTGCTGCTAATGTGCCAATTATTGATGTAGATTTTTCGTTTCGTGATGTTAGTTCAGATCAAGGTACTGGACACGTTACATTACGTGGAAATAGAATTTATACCAGTGGTGATCATAAAGTTATTTATATTCATACAACTGGAACTGACACTGGAACTGTAGCAATTCATGAAAATCGTATTGTAATTCCAGATGCGCCATCAGTGCTTTGGAATAATCCTATTATTCATGCAATAGGAACTGTTCGTGTTATAGCTACTGGTAATGTTTTAAATGATAAATTTAGTGCAGCTGGAATGTTTTTCTTCTCTGATGTAGATATGGGACACGTAATAACAGATAATATTGTTTCCAATTGGAGCATTAGTTACCCAGCATTAACACTCGCATCTATTTATAAAAACAATTCTGGTGTAACGAATGGAATACCATGGGCAGCAGCGGTGGTTGCATCAGCGGGTACGATTATTCCAACGGGAACGTATTTTCACGTATCTGGTACGGCGGCAATAGCAACTATTGCACAAACAGCAACGGCTGGAAATAGTCAAGTACAACTTAATGAATTAAATATCGTATTTGATGGTGCAGGTAATTGGATACAAGGTGGAAATATTTCATCGACTGGTACAGCATTAGCAGGTCGAATGTATCGTTTTCTTTGGGATTGGAATATGACTAAATGGGTTGTTAGCAATTAAGCTTTTTGATAAAGTAGGTAAAATAGACTAGGAGAAAGCAGTGGAAATCTCTCGTAAAAGTTGGCCCCTCGGATGGACACCTGGCGATGATATGTTCCAGGGACGAATAGAAGGTCTTCCCGTGTTTGAGAACTTAACGATGGAAGAAGAGGGAGTCTTAACTCTTACAGATGGAACGAAAATTGTTAGCAATGGTCCTATGGTCGGAGGGATCACTAACATCTATTCTAAAGTATTTGACTTAGCTCAACTATATGCTCCCGCAGGGGGCTGGGATCAAAGAGCTAAAGTCAGATATCTTAGCATATATGATCCCCTTGGAGGCGCTAATCCTGGCTCTATCGTGCGGAACTATGGTCCTAGTTTCAAGCAGATCGATGCTTTTGAAATGCAGATCTTGACAGGAGGATCTGCTCGTTCGTATTTTGGTTTCGCAAAGGGATGGACTTTGATCCATTCAGGAAATCAGCATCTCAAAGATAACGGTAAAGTTCAATTTCCGCTTGGTCTACCCCGCCCAGCGAAAGCGCAGGCGATAGCTTCTCCAGCAAAAGTCATACTATTTGGGAACTTGCTAGGGGGGACTTTCAACAATTGGGATACGTTGCCTCTTGAGGGCACTGGATATGTTAAGTCTTCTGACTATGTCCTGATCGCTGCTGCTGCTTCTGGTCGGGGCGTAGTTCAGGCAGGTGCAGCAGGGGGAACTACCTTTGTAGAAGATTTGACTGCGTTTGATACGATTACTAAAACACACTCTGAAGATGATCTCTTTAAGATGACCGTCCGTATCTCCGATACTTCAAAACTTGTAAAAATACGCATAGAGATTTTATTAGATACTCCTACTGCCGCTCCTCCTCCACCGCCTTTTGCTCCAGTGGTAGCACCGGATGTAAAGGATTATTTCTGGTATGAGTGGACTCCGAATGATCCAAATGTAATCACTGGTAGTCCTGGAAATCCTGATTCGTTACCCAATGAGCTAACTACTGAACAGATCGAATCGATGCTCAATGCCTTTCCTCCGCATGATGAGATAATTGGGGATTTCAGGACTGGTATCAATATCTGGAATGATCTTCAGGCGAAGAGAAGTCAATTCTTTCGAGTTGGCACAGATGGAACTAAGGGCTGGCATAATGTTCGTGGGTACAAACTAATCGTTGTAGGCGCTGAAGGCGTCGAAATGTTAGTTAATCAACTACAGTTTCAGGGTGGGATTAAGAGTAATTTGTTGGGAAAATACAGGACAGTCCAGGTAAATGTCCACAATGCGGGAACGTTCTTTGATAAGTCTCCTGCGTCAGAAGAATCAGACGAAGTAGAAGTTTTTGGGACTAGCATCAGAGTTACGACTAACATACTGCCGACTAATTTGGGAGATGAAGTTTGGATTTACTTAGGCGGCGGTGGGTTAGACGGGTATTATCGAGCCGCTAGGCTCACGGTAGGAGCAGCAGCAGGTGCGACTTTTGACTTGCAGGTGACTGAGCTAGATTTAAGATTAGAGAACGAAAAGCTAGATTGGTATCTGGAGAATCTTCCTGAGAACATTATCGCAATAGTAGATGATTTCTTTGATCGGACGCTTTACTTTACGCCGGATTCGATGTATCCCTCGTATACAGATAATCCAGGTGGATATGATGCCAGATTCGTGTATAAGATAGCCTCGACGACAGGGGAGATTATCTTGTGGGCAAAGAAAGCTAGCGACTCGTTGGTATTGGTCGGAACTACGAAAGAGATCTATGCTATCACAGGTGATGGGACTGAATTTGATGCCGGAGGCGGGGTATTCTTACTGAATTTTACTAAGCGACCTTTGGGAATTGACAAGCCTCCTGTATGTGATGCTTGTGCGATACGAAGTGGATCGGTGATATACCAAGCTTCTGACGGCTGGCGCGTCATGCAGGGAACGAATTCCACACTGCTAGATCCGGCCGATAGATTGGAATTGTTGTATTCGACAGATATCACCCGTCAAGAAGGTCTGGTCAATCCTGTTCGTAGAGGCTTCGATAATGCGGTCTACACTGCGTGTATTTTCCACAGAGATAGACTTTATATCTCAACAGAGTTGCAGAACGTAGGTCGAATTCTACACATTTGGGACTTCACTCAGCAGTATTGGATGCAGCAAAATAACGTAATGCATCCACAGTGGAATACCTACTCGATGCACTTAGAAGAAGATGGGACGATCTTATTCGGAACGGATCAAGACGGGGATCGTAATCTTAGAGAGATGTCTCGAGTAAATAAACTCAACGACAACTCTGAAACGCAGATCTTTAAGTTTAGGACAGTTGCTGATAATCTGGGGATGCCCAGCCAGCGAAAAGATACGTTTTCTTTGCAGATCGAGGCAGACACAGGATCAGATCTGATAGCAGGAATGGTCAGAGCATACTATGATGCGGGTAGTCCGATGGATCTAACGCTGCCAGTTTATTCATTCAATGGCAAGACTATTAGGTCATACAATCTAGCTGCTCTAAGTAACGGCGGAAAGACTCCTCCGAAGAGACTTGCCCTTTACTTGACGACTAACCTAGGAGTTGCGAACTTTAGGTTGTATAACGTCACTTTTGAGGTAGATCCTCGACCCATTCAGCATAGCTTTTTGAGAGTGCCGAATAATAACTTTGGTGTCCAGGGTCGAAAGAGACTGTTTGAATTGCCTTTCGTGATGGATACTTTGAATAGTCCTGTCTCAGTGAATCCTGTATTGGATGGAATAGTAGTAGGAGCAGTTAACTTCACAAGCAACGTCAAGACGACGTTTAATTACTTACTTTCGACATCAATGGATGTCACTGCGCGAGATATAGGATTTGAATTACAAGCATTGGATGATCGGGTATTTGAATTCTATGAGATGGTCGCTCCGCGGGAAATTGAGGTACTCCCGGATGCAATCTTATTTAAGTATGTTAATTATAATAATTTAGGGACAACTTCTCGCAAAAGATTCATCCAGTATGCTCATGTTATCGATACAAGAGGAAAGAATGTTACTTTCACACCTTTGATCGATGGAGTAGCTTTTCCTTCGGAGGTCTGGAATACTACACGAAAAGACACCGTTATCTATACGTTTTTTGGTGAAACAGTAGGTGTCGATCTAGGTGGAACTTTGGTTAGTTTAGAAAGTACCCCATTCGAGGATTATGGTGTAAATCTAGAACAATGTATTAGCGAAAAACTTCCTCCTATTGCGAGGCATTATCACCTCCCGTATACTAATCTGGGAACCGCCTCAAGGAAGAGATTCATTCAATTTGCATTGGTGATAGATACACGAGGAGCGGATGTTATTTTTACGCCAAAAGTTGATGGAGTGAGCTATCCGACGGAGACGTGGAATACTAATAGAAAGCAAACTAAAATCTACACATTTGCAACTGGAGTGACTGGAATTGATATAGGTGGAATTTTGCAGAGTGTTGGGTTAGTTCCGTTCGAGTATTATGGCCCTAATTTGGATGAGACGATCTCAGAGAAGTTACCTGCGGCTGCTCAGTTCAGACAGATCACCTCTACTAACTTTGGCAATGCGAATAAAAAGAGAATCAGAATGATCCCCTTTGTGATAGACACTCGCGGATCAGACGTAATATTCAAGCCTACAGTTGATTGCGTTGAGTATCCGCCTACGACGTTTAACACTGATTGCAAGAGAACTGTCTTGCATTACTTCCAAGAAGATGTCTTTGGCATAGACTTTGGCGGGTCTTTGGCGGGTAGTCAAGATTTTGAGTTTTATGAAATGGTGCCACCGCTTAACGTAGAAACTCTGCCGCTAGGCAGAAAATGGGATCAAGTTGGTCCATTTGATCTGGGCCGCGCCACTAAACTATATTGGCTGTATATCCGCGCTCTGACCGAAGGCTCTGCTATGACTGTGACGATCTTCGTGGAGGAGACAGATATCAAGTATGAAGTAACTGTTCAGACTTTCCCAGGAAAAGACACTCAGTATTCTGTTAGACTTCCCCACTTTGTGGTTGGGAAAGTCTTTAGAGTAGAGTTAAAGTCGCATGATGTCTTTCATCGATGGTCTGTTAAAGTTCAACATTCTGTGCAAGGTGCTACAGAAAACAAGATACTGACCCTGAATAGCCAGGTTTATACCTAGGAGCGCCGAAGGCGATGCGAAGTTTCCCTACATTACGAGATGCTGAAATTGCATACGGTCAGCTTGAGGATCGACTGAATAAGCTCGAAAAGAAGAGTGGCGGGGCTTTGTCGATAGATTCTAGCAGTGCTAAAGCGCCGCAGATTACGAATGTCACTAATATTCAAGAGGCGATTGACTCTACCCTGAATGCTGATGGGACATTAGTTTTGCATAGACTAATTCATCAATTTCTAGAGAAGCTAATAGCTAAAGAATTATCAACCGAATCAATAGGATTTGAACCGACCAAATGGACAATCAAAACTGGGCCGAATAATAAATTGTCGTTTGCATACGATGATGGTGTTGAAACATTTCTTTTGACTTTTTTAGCTAATGCTGCATATCCAAATTGGTTCGTTGAGTTTAATGGCACGTTAGGAAAAACGGCTTCACGAGTATCACAAATAGCTACATCAAATTTTTCAGTATTACCAGGTGGTACAGCATCAGTAGCAGGACAAGTATTAACTGCAACAGATACACTAGGAAATGGTTGAATGGTCAGCGCAACTACTTCAAGCGGTCAAACATATATTGCAAGGAAAACTGATAATTCTGGATTAACTGGCGCATTTGCTGACATTAATGGAATGTTTTTCTCTTTCACTGTTCTAGGAACTTATTACATTCATACAGATGTAATTGTCAGTCTAAAAATAAATGATTCTGAAATTGGTATTAGAGCACAGCATAATCAATCAGGAGCATTTGCAACTTTAACTGGACAGATATTACTTTCCAAAGCTGGTGGTAGTGCCGGAGTTATACTCACCACAGGGCAAAGTTGGATTGTGGATGTTATTACTGTTCCGTTTACATTTAAACTTCAAGGTTATAAATTAGGAACTGATACATCTTTCCTATTTCAATTTGATTCAGCAATTTTCGCTATGAAGATAGGATAAATTCTGGAATCATTAAAGTCGAGAAAGATACTACGGCTACGGTAGGCACTAACGTTATTTGTAAGATCGAGATAGTTAAAAACGGTACAGGAGCTTCTCTCTCAGAAGCTGGAAATTCAACTTTGACAATTGCGAAAGTAGGATAGATAATCATGGCTGCTGCTGCTATTCCTCTATTATTGAAATTTGGCTTACCACTTTTAGGGGGAGCCGCAGGATTTTTGGGAGCACCAAAAACTCCTGAATCTACAATGAACTCTACCAGGACTGCGTCTGGTACTAGTAACCCCTTGTATGATGAAAAGACTGGTATCGCTCGAGATCAGATTCTACAGAATCTGCTGACTCAAGTCGATAATACTCCTGATTTTGCGAGATCATATGTCGCGGGTGGATTAGATAACATCAATTCCGCAGACAATGCTCGAAGTAAGATCATGGATTCTCTCATGCAACGCAGCGGATTTGGAAATAGTCCGTCTTCGGCGGTAGCTAGGGGGATGGGCCAGAATTTCAGACTACAACAGAATGCTAACTTCTTGAATGCTGCGCCTCTTCAGATGGAGCAACTGCGGCAGGGACGAGTTAATCAACTGACTGACTTCTTTAAATCTTTGCCTGTAGGGACGCAGACTAATCAGACTGAAACCGGCTACTCTAAGACTGTAGGAACCCCTGCTAATTCCCCTTGGGCTTCTGCGTTAGGTAGTGCTGGGAGTATGCTTGCTGGTCTTGCTGGGATGGGAGCATTCAATAAGAAAGTTCCAGGAGTGGGATAATGCCTGTATACAATGCTGCAATACCTATTCTAGAAGCCTACATGCAGGGAGCCAAGTTAAAACTGGCTCAGGAACAGCAGGCACAAGAGGGCGAAAGGGCAAAAGAACGAGCGCAGCTTTTAAGAGATCAACTGAAAGCTCAGGCAGATCACTACAAGCAGATTGAAGAAGCTCAAAAAGGAGCTAATCTGCTGGCACAGGGAAGAAATACACTAGAAAAAGTAAAAGCTGCGCGAGAGATCATGAAGGAAGGTGGCTTGCAGGAGCAAACTTATCGGCAGCCTGGGATGGTAGCTCCTACAGGAATACAGGTTCCTGCTGGATCTTTAACAGTGGGAGCACAAGAAGGTGGATTAACTCCGGGAGGAGAACCTATTGAAACTCCTCCTCTAATGGAGGTTCCACTGACTGCTGCACTTCCTCAAGATCAGGGTGGCGCTGTAGCAATGAAGCCTGATGCTCGGTTCATGGGCGAAGATATTTCAATGCTTCCGACTACTGATAGAATGAGAGAAGTTGCAATTGCAGGAAAAGGTGCAGAAGCAGAAGCAATTACAGCAGGGCAAGAGAGAGCGAAAATTCCCGGTGAGTTGTCGAAGCGGAAACATGACATCAAGTTAGAAGATATTAAAGCTGAAAATAAAGCCGCAGAAACCAGAAGTCATGAAGTCTGGCAAGAAGGGTATCAGAATGCTAGGCTTGATCGACAAGAAGCATGGCAGAACGCCAAATTAGAGTTCGAGAAAACTCAAGCTGGCGAGCGGAACGAAATAGCGCGGGAACGGAATAGCATAGCGTTTGAGCGGAATAACATTGCCCGCAAGAAACTAGATGCTGTCGTAGGGGGAGCCAAGAGTTTTGAGACTCTGATTCCTGATTTGAAGAAGGGCGTCATCACTCACGAAACCCTCAAAGCGGAAGATAAGGCCACAGAAGCGGCAATTCGACAAATGGCGCGGGATAAAGATGTAGTGATCTTGACTAACAAGCAAGTGTCTGATCTGTCTAACATGCAGGTCATACGGAACTTCTACGAAAAAGCTAAAGAGCTAGAAAAGCTAGTAGCAAATAGCAGTAGAACTAATCCGGTCGATCAGTATCGAGTTAATGAAGCCCGAAAACAGATGTTGGCGATCTTGGAACCTGTTGCAAAGGGTATCGGCTACAAAGGTGCAATTACCAACGACGAGCAGACAAGACTGGAAAATCTCATACCAGGATTCTTGGGAGATGCGACTACCAATAAGCAGCGAGTTAAGTCTCTAAAAGGATTCATCGATGAGAAAGTTGATTCGATCATACCGGATTTTCACTTCAAAAGTGAAGGCAGAAAACTACAGCGTAGTGGTCTGAAACAAGGTTTTAACGTACTAATTCCCGATGAAGAATAGAGGCATAAGATGGCCGAACCAAAAGTTAAAATAACCAAAAGTGGCGGACAATACCATGTCTTCATCGATGATGAACCTGTAGCTATTACAGATGAAGTAGGGGCACGGAAGTATGGATTGACTACGCCTTCTACAGTACTACTAGATCCTACAGGAAGTCGTAACCAAGCACCGACTATCTCCCCGACCGGACCAATGGAACGTCTAAATGAAATTGGGCGAGATTATTTCTCTCCTACTCTACGAGGAATTGTTCAGCAACTTGGAGCAGTAGCAGGTGGCGCAGTTGGTGGTTACACTGGAGCGCGTGTAGGTGGTCCTGCAACAGCATGGACAGGTGCAACTACAGGAAAAGTGGCTGGTTCTGCGGCTGGGTCTGCTGCATACGATCAAATGTTAGAAAGTTTGCAATCTCCGTTTTTAGGGCTTCCTCAACGAAAGGGTCTTGGTCAAGAATACAAGAACGTCTGGGATTACTTAGGTGAAGGTCTAGCGGATCGAGCAGGAGATAAAGCAGTTCGGGCAGTACCGGGAATGTCCTCGCCGGTGATTAATTCTGTAATTTCCAGAGAGATCCAGCCCATCAAAGATGCAGTTGCGAAGATCTTACCAAAGCCGAAAAAAGAAGTATTAGAGATCTTAGCAGAACAAGAAGCTCGTGGATACACCGATCCCATGCAGCCCACGGCTGGGCAAATGCGTGGCGGGATAATGAAATGGGCAGAGAACTTCTTAGGGGGTGCTGACGAGTTAGAAGCGAGAAAATTAACACAAGCTGCTGCACTACGAAGCAATATCGACGAACTATTAACTAAAACAAATAGCGGAACACCTACTTCAATCACCACAGGGAATCAAGCGTTAGCCCCTGATCGAAGAGACATCACTTCTCATATGAATTTGGTGCGGGGAGATGAGAACGCTATCTGGCGCAAGTTTGATGACCTTGCACGTCAGACAACTACTGATGTTGAGGTAGTCACTCCTACAACAGTTCAAGGAAATCTTCGACCTGGAGGGGCTGGCGGAACGGTTCAAGTTCAGAATCCTCCAATACCAGGAACTCCTGCTGCTCCGCGGAATCCTAACTTGCCTTATTATGCTCAGTCTGGAACTGCTGCTACCCCACCTACGGCAGTACCACCAACGAATGTAAATGTTGCACCTTTTGGAAATAGCACCGCAGGAGCACAGAGTTTTCCTCCAACAGTTACAAGAAGAACTATCGAAGCCCCTGTTTACTTGAGTAATACAACTCAGGTAAGTCAAGGAACGCTTGACAGAATAAATGCTCTGATTGCTGAACAGCAAGCTCTTGGTATGCAAGGAAATCCTCTACAATTACAAAATCTGCATAGATTAAGGGATGTAGCGGAACAATTGCTTTCTGGACCAAAAGAGGTAGGAACGGGACGAGCGGTACTACCTTATTCGATAGTTAAGCCACTGAAGAATGCCGCATACGGAGATGAGGCTCTCAACAAGTTTGGGGCGAGTTTATATGCAGATGCCCGTCGGAGTATGCAGGATTGGAAAGATGCGGGATCTGTTGAGAAGATCTATCAGAAGGGTGCTCGCGCTACTACAAGCAGAATGGGTCTGGAAGATTCCATCGAGGCTGCCGCACGAAATCCAGCAGCAAATCCTGAGAAAATTTTAGAACGAGGAATTAAAACAGGGTGGGATGTACAACAATACTTGAGGGCTGGAGGAGATAAACGAAAAGCAGCGACGGCTTTCTTACGAGACGCTTTTCAAAATTCTACAAATCCAGAAGGAATCTGGCAGCCTCACGGAATTCAGAACTATTTAGACAACAATAAAGATGTATTGATGGGTCTGACGAATGAAGATCAGAGAAATCAAATCAAGTATTTGCTTAAAAAAATGTCTCTTGCAAATACATCTGATAAACCTACAGGAAATTCCCTGGTACTGCGCGGAATGAATGCGGCCTTGGTTCTAGGCAGTCAAGCTCTAGGCGCTAACTTTGGGCCATATCCGATGGTTACAAGTGTTGGGGCTTTGGGTGTAGTGCCAATGGCAGAGATGTTCACAAATGGAATGATACTAGATCCTAAAGTTAGTAGGACTCTTGTTGCATTATCCCAGACGCAACCAGGAACTCCGGCTGCGTCTAGGTTAACTCAAACTCTGCTAGGTGCTGCTCAAGGAATGAGAATGATGGTTACTCTTCCTAGTGGTGAGAAAGTTCCTGCTGTAGTAGGTCCAGACAAGAAATTACATCCTGAAGAACCTACTGCATCAACTCCTCAGTAGATTCTCTCTCAAGAGTATCTATCTGGGTGACGCAGAACCACGCTACTTTAGCTAGTTGTTGAATGGGAGTAGATCCATCGTTAGATTCTTGGTGCAAATACTCCAAAAAGTGAACTAATGCATGTTCTGCCCTCTCTTGCTGGTAGGGTTTGTTGAATGCGCCTTTTTTCCAGTTGTCTCTGCCGTATTTAAGTTGACCTTCTACAAAGATACTGCCGATCTTGCGGAGGGCGGAAAGTGGTATTTGAGACAACCCTGTATGCAAGATTTCTGACCTAGCGGCGCCCTCTGCCTGGATGGCTTCCCTTTCGTTTAGTCGTTCTAGTTCATCCGCTAGTCCTGATTCTGCTATCTCTTGGATCTCTTCTTGTGTGTATTTCTTTTCTCTCTCCATTTTGGCTCCTTGGTAGAAATCCCTTTCTTTCTTGAGTTGTTGGATAGTTTCTCTTTGTACGTTCAATTTTACATCCATGTTAGAGATTTCTGCTGCCAGTTCGTTGCATCTGGTTTCTCCTGCTTCTATCCACATTTTTGCGCGTTCAACTTCTCTTTGAGAAGCATGGAGCTTTGCACGTAATTCCTCGATGGTTTGGTCTTTGAAGTCTCCTCGGGGCATGTTGTCCGTCCTGGGTTGAAATGGTAATTCTTGTTGTTCCATATTAGTGTACTATTCCGTTGTTGTGGATGTGTCCGTTGTTGTTAGGGGTTTCTCGTCGTTTGGAAAGTTCTAATACAAACTTTTCCGTCAGACGATATCCCGTTTCTCCGGCGACAGCAAGAGAGCATAAGGCTCCTGATTGCTCCATTGTTATAACACATTTATCTAAAGTATCTACGTCGAGATCCCCAAAATTATATCTCAAGAGAGACTTCCGGGTCATCTCGAAGTTCTTTGCTTTCCATAGACAACCAATGATAGTGGTCATTGGATCTGAGATGATGGATTTGCCTGATCCCATAGTTAGCATGTCATAGTTCGGTAGTAGTTTGACAGCCATGTCTATCGCTAACTCAACGTGATGTTTCTGGACGGTTCGGTCATGAAAGAAAGCTTCTTCTGCTGCTGCCAAGCACATAGAGAGCTTGATTACTCCTGTGTGGATTCGAGCTTCTACACCAGACTTGGAAGAGTAGGAATCATCGTTGATAGATTGATACCACTCTTCGTAGACTTCTTGCGCTCGAGGGGAGAATATAACATGACCTTTTACTGATGATAAGCGATGTAGATGTTCGTGGAGTAAGGTCTGGCAGCCTTTCAAATGATTGATATTAATTTGCATTCTGGAGTTCTTATGTCTTCTGCGGGACTCCATGATGACGAAAGTTCGGGCTAGTAGACCACCATAAAGAGCAGCGGAAGTGAAGACTTCTCTTAGTAAGACTTCGTTAGATGCTGCTAACATAGACAAGCTGACATCTTTGAGTTCTTGCTTTCCCCCAGTAATAGTAGAGTTAGTCCAGTTGTCATGTGAGTCATAGAGATCAGTTAAGATCTTGATAGTTTCTGGTTCCGCATGGAAGAATGAAGACAACTCTTCTGCTAATAGAAGCCCACTAGCTCCTGAAAGCATTACTCCTGAAGCAGTAGTTTGTGTAGAGCCGAGTTCTCTCACAATAGACTGGATGGTGATTCTACCAGAGATGACCCTAGCAGTGCCTACTTTGTTGACTACTCCGGTCATTACTTTGAGGGGAGTGCCTTTTCGACAGATGCCAGACTTGGCGACTAGTAAGACATAAATATTTGGGTAAACCTTGTCGAATCCGGTATCCCAGTAGATGTTGTCTTTCATTATACAAGAAAGCGATGAAATCGCGGCCCAGGTGAAGAAAGAAGTTGGAGACTCTGCGTCTTGGGTATATTCCAAGAAACCATCGATAAAGTTATAGGACATGGCATACTCCTGGCTAATTGATGCGGATGATAAAGTCTTCTATGCGTCGTCCTGTACATGCGGCGATCTTCGCTAGTCGATCCGCACCGACGTTAAGCCTCCTTCCGTTCAAGAGGGCATTGAAGAATGTCTTAGAAATACCCATTCTCATTGCCGCCTGTAGACCAGTTAGGCCCTCTTCATTGACAAACTCTGCTAGCGCTGCGCGCATAAAGTCGCCATTAATTTTAAACCTAGTTGAGTAGGTTGGAGTGTCATAGAACTCTGGCATGTTTTTGTCCCTAAACTAAATTAACTTCTGTAATACGGAATCCACTTGTAGACGGCAACAGGATACCCACCAGAATGAAAGCAGTAGATGTTCTCCTCTGGTTTGATATCATCTCTGAATTCGTCCATTGAAAGCATCTCATCAACTGACATCATTTCTCCGAAGAAACCTACGGAAAAGCCCTCTCCTGAGAAAAGTGTTGTATCATTTCTAACAAATAACCAATAGCCCGTCATGATAGAATCCCCTTGTAGGGCTTCATTTCACCGGCATTTGTTAACGAGTAATCCAGTTCTGCGGGAACTAGAAGATTGATGTCTCTGCGGATGGTTCCTGCTCGAAAGTCAATTGTTCTTTCTGAGGCTTCTTTAAATAGATCTAAAAAACGCTCTGCTTCTTCTATTTTCTGTTCTGCCATAACTCCGTCATGAGCTTCATAGATGAATCGGGCATCCATTCTTTCGTGAATATACAACATGATGTTTTTCATCTGATCGGAGATAGTGGCTTGCGGAATGAACGAATATGCTTCTCTAAAGAGATCTTCGTTGATCTTCCCGAAAAAGAAACGTTGACGACCTTGGGGGGAGACTAATAACCTGGAACGGGAAACCTCGTCTGCGATGGTCTTATGAAAGATTCCTCTCACTTTGGGGGCATTGTTATGGAAACGTTGCATGACTTTTAAAGCGAAAGGCTGGGGGATGTGGGCTCTGAGTGCAAGAGTACGATACTGCATGTCGAGGTTTCCAGCATGACGGGTCATCTTACCTAAGTCTCTCTCGAAACTGGGCTTTTTGATGTCGTCTACTGAGCACTCGTAGATCCAAGAGGCTGTTTCTTTGTGAATGTCTCTGGTGTCAAAGCCCTGTAATAAGTCCCAGTCTTCTGCTAAGACTGCTACTACTCGGGCTTCTGCTTGGGATAAGTCTCCCCCAACGAAACAGTAACCAGGAGAAGGGACGTATATAGACATTAGATCGTCTCCTAAGATCTCTCCTGAAGGTAGCCTGAAACCATGCTTTGGGATAGTCTGGAAAGAGTAACCTGTATTAGCTTGATCGAAACTATAACCGCCTTGACTACCGCCTGGATGAAAACCGCCTTGATGAAAAATGTTTCGCCTAAAGATGCTCTTTGACGCAGAAGTTCTGCCGTTCTCCGTTCCGGTCTGTTTGGTAGATTGACGGACACGATCATCTATGTCATACAAGTTATTTAGAAAGTTTATAATTCTATGCAATTTACGAGACTTGATCATTAACTGTAGTATTTCTGCGACAGTAGGAGCGGCGCCGAAGTTTAAGATAAGTTCTTCTAGAGCATCTTCATCTGTAGTTTTGACGTTATCTCCTGCGGCATCTTTACGCCATTGGACAGGACACTTGAGTTCACCGTAAATTAAATCACAGCACTGTTTGGATGAGTTGGGATTAAATTTTGGATTGTTAGTCAGGTCGGCAAGAGAGTCTCTCGTATACTCGGAGATGTTTGTATATCGGTCGAGTAACTCTAATCGGCGATCATGATCTAGCAGGAAACCTTGAGAATCCATTTTCTTGTAGATTGAAAACCACTTCCGCGGGCCGCGCACATGAAAATCCCAGACTCCTGTGGTTTTTGCATCTTTCACTTGGGAGACATATACTTGCCAAGTGGCTAATGCATCTTTTGCGTTATACAAGAAAAGCTGATCTTTTGTATGTTTACGCGGATCGAACTCTTTCCCTTCGTCTTTGTAGTAGGGGATATCTGTATGGACGGAAGTTAGAAAGCCTAGACTCTTGCGTAACTCTCCATAGATAGAATGGGCTAGGATCATCGTATCGTCGAGGATATTATTAACTTCATATCCCCATGCCTCAAGAAAAGTAGCATCGAACTTAATATTCTGATTTACTTTGGGCTTATCTGAAGCCAAGAAGTTAGCCACTTTGAAATACATTAAAGCTCTCTCTGATAAGGGAGTCTTATTATCCAAAAGAGGGACTGAGATGGCTTCTACTCCGTCTCCACAAAAAGAGATGCAGGTGATAAATCCTGCATGGGTTTCTATGTCAAACGTCCAGAAAGGCGCTGCGCGATGTCTATGAAAAAAAGATTCTAATTCAGCAGAGGAGCGGCAGACCCAGACTTTATACTTTTGCAGCGGATCATAAAAAGGTGTCTGAGATAATCGGACGATCTTTGCGATATCGAAAGCCGCGATAAATCGTTGAGAGTTATCTGCAAAGTATTCTCTTGGATGGACAAGTGGGACAACGTATGTGGAGTGGAGATCTGTTGAGAGCTTGAGGGAGTCTGCGAGATGGAGGGTTGAACCACGAAAGTCATGTATACTCTTTTCTCCTGTTATGAAGCGCAAAGCCGCTTCTCCAAGCGGAACGATCACTTTTGGTTTGATTAACTTTAACTCTTCGATGACGTAGTTACGAAGCTGATCGTACTTAGAGTCTAAGAGAAGGGCATAGCCTGTTGTACGTTTGCCCTTGTTCTTGTTGCGGATCTTAATTAAGACTTCGTGGATATTCTCTCTTAAGTAGATGCTCCTAAAACAAGAATCTAAGTGAATACCTGCTTCGGAGAAAAGAGAGTGTAGTGAATTAGAAGTATGCCCATAGAGAGCAGAGTTATTCTCTAGCTCTCCCTGAGATGGATAATCACCCAAGATGAAGATCTTGGCATTTGTAGGACCGAAAGAAGAAATCATTTTCTTGGATCTATCCCCGCTCTTAGTAATGCGTTCTCAGTCTCAAGAGCACGATTCTTCTTAATCAAATCCGAAATCATCTCCTGAAGAGATTTTATTCTTAACTCAAGAGCATGCTGCTCTTTTAGAAGAGAATGTTGATTTACGTTAAGCATTAGTCATCTAGTCCCAAATCATCGAAGTATTCTTGCAAGAGTAAGTAAGTATGCCATGATTCATGTCTCATTCCGCCGGGAAATCTACCACGGGCAACTGGTAGATAGACCATGTGGCGTCGATGAGGACGAGAGATTACAAAGTAATGTTCAACTCGTCTAATTAGTTTCATACTAGGGCGTCTTCTCTGAGTAGATTCTCTCTAGTATTTCAGCTTGCTTAGGGGAGAGACGACCGGATAGTTCAAATTGATCTGTAATGCTCTCCATGAAATCAAGCTCCCATTTGTTGAGATTGATGCCTTCTTCATTGACGGTAGTGATGAAATGCTGAAGAACATCTTTAGATTTAGGTCTTTGTATCTCAGACATTGGTGTCCTCTTTCTTTGCTCTGCTCTTTCTGCGAGAGGGTTTCTGTAATTCTGCTAGGTATTCTTCGAGATGCTCTTTAGCATCTTCGTATGTTTCTTTGGCTTGTTCCATCTTAAAGTTTGCTTCGTTTAAGTGATTGATTCGTTCGGTAAGTTCGTCTGCTTGATCTTTGGTCATTTCGATTCCGTAGTATGTTTGTCTGTCTTTAGTGATCCAACTCACGACATTTTCCTCAAAGATTAATGTCCCAGTATCATTTGGGCGTATTTGAGTCCCCACTCTCTGCGGCATTCTTCAGAACACATGAGAGATTGGACGTGAGTGTTAGTAAGTTTTGGTTCAAACTGTTCTTTTCCACAGTTAGGGCAATAGAATTTCTTAGGCGAGAAAAGCATGAGATGATAACCTTGTATGATGTAATGTAAACAATCCGGGCGGACCAGAAGCCAGAAGGTCCATCAAAGGCAATTAATAAAACCTCTGTTTGGTTCTACTGATCCGCCCAGACTAATATATTTTCATGATTTGTGGAACAGAAAATACAAAAGAATCCAGGGTTTTTTTGATTAGATCCCCGAACTAAAGGAAATCCTTGCTAAAGGGAGATCCATCCAATACAAGAGGAATCAGTGACCCTAACTTCCTCTCATACAAGATATTGTTTAGAACGGCGCCTGGGAGATAGGCTGATAGGCCGAGATCTTGTTCATGATCCTGCCAGGGGCAGAGGGATCTTTCTTGTAGACTTCGTTGTCTACGCGAATGTAGAGTTGAGCGCCCTTGATCTTCTCGAAATCCAAGGGCTTATCGGCGCACTCAGCATAAGGGACATCTGCGGCTGCCGCATAGACTTCGACTAAGTTGCCAATCAAGCCTTCTGAGTCGTTGTAGTACTGCATTAACTCAGAGCCATCTTTGTTGGTGAAGAAGCACTTGTAGTTGTTGCTCTTCCCTGATGCTGCCAATTCAGGCCCCTCCATGCGTTCAAAAGTAACTTTGTACCAGTCGGGAGTCCACGCTTTTCCTGCGTCGAGTGCTTTCTTGCTTACTGTGAGAATAGCCATTTGGTTATTTTCTCTCTTTCTTTTCTTCTGTTCGGGTCTGGCCTGATCTGTTAGTATGAGAATGATGATGATTGGTAAGATCTTAGTCCAAGCAGTGATGAGCTTTTACCACTTCTTGATTAATTTTTGCAATGTCTTGGTTGGTTGCTTTACGAATTGGACGCCATTCGCCCTCAACTAAGACACATACCCATTTTGCTGGTTTACCGGATTTACCGATATCGGGATACATATATCGACAGCGTTGTCCGGTATGGTCAGTGAAATTGATGTATTCTGCGACTGCCATGTTAGGTGAGTGAGGTATTGTATGACTTGAGGAGTTCGTAGAAATTCTTTTCGGTGATATCTACTTCACCAAAGGGAGCTTTCTCCATGACTGTTTTTGCAAGATCTCCTCTAAATTTGACGGTATACTTAGTTGAGTTTTTGACATCGTTGTGATCTCGTTGAAACTCATAAACTTCATCAAAGTAGACTGGAAGTTCTGCTGCTATCTTGGGTCTTGCGAGGATATCCACTCCAGAGATCTCGCCTTTTTTGTTAAATCGTTCCGATTTATGCGCAGAAATAATAACATTACAGGGGAACGCTTTCAAGTATGCGATGATCACGTTGTAGTGGGCGATACTTTCGTAATTATAAGCGTTCCATCCGGGCATGTAGACAGTTCCGAGACGGCGAGGCTTTCCGTCGTCTGAGGTGTCTCCCTTTACTCCAAGTTTGACGGCTTCTTGGATATAGCTACGAGAAGAAGCAGTAATGCTATCAAATATAACAGTTTTGTATTTGAAGGTTCGGGCATTTATTTGCGTCACGAACTCATTTAACTTAACCTCGATGTCTGCATAGCCGAAGTATCTGTGAAACTCTAGATCTATCTTACCGAGCCATTTCTTTGCTGCGAGAGCGCCCTTGATGCGATCATCTAGATCAAAGCAGTAAATGGGTCCTGGGAAAGAAACCGCTGCACATGTCTTGCCGTCTCCAGAGGGTCCGGCGAAAAGACCGAAAAATCTTGTAAGTGGTGTTATGTCGTCTAAGTGCATTTGATTTTGTCATCCTTTGAGTTTGGTAATTCAAAATTTTTCAAGACTTCTCGTACTTTATTGATATTCGATTGTAGATAAGCCTCTGCTTCTGAGGATCTTGTATTTCCGTTATCCCACGATACAGTAACACCAGACCATGCAAAGTTGACGAGTCTATCGGCTGCGATTGCCAAAATCTCAAGTTGTAGTTCTAGTTGGATGATTACTTCATCTTTTGTGTCTAAGGGCATGTTAGATTCCGTCTCCTGAGTTCTCATTCTCAATTGCTATTAGGGCAGACAAGAAAGCGTCATTGTCTTCTTGGACTAAGTTATCAAAGCCCTTAAAGCCCTTAGTGCAGGGGGCACAATGAGGATAGGCGAGGCGTAGAGAGTCTTTTGTTGTAACGTAGTCTTTACCACATACATAACAATTCATCATCTTGCCTAGTAGGTTATCCTTGTGGTCTTTGAAACTACAGACAGGGGAAGTGCAGAGATAAATGTTCCTCTGTTTTGGGTGTCGTCTGAGTGTATGGTAATGGGTTACTTTCTTTTCTTTTTCTGAATTAAGTGCCATTATTTGTCCTTTCCAGTGAAAAATCGTTCAGCATAGCGAAAGAAGACTGATCCTAGGATAAAACCTAGAGTAATTAGAAGAGCATCATGCAACATATTGCCGATCCTTTAAACCTATTTTGACAGAAGGAACTTTGCGGATATGTAGCCAGTCTTCCTGATCTGCAAGAAGTAATCGTAAAGTAGTTTCTGGATGTGCGGTTAATTTTATGCTTTCTGCTGTTGATGTAGGAGAAAGAAGAATAGAGAAGGGTGAATAAAGTGAAGTTTCTGAAATTTGGTTAGAATCAATCAACCATATAACAATTTCAGTAGTAGATTTAAAAGGTTTCATGCAGGTATTTGATCCTTTTCTGAAGTAATGTCTTTGTATTCGAGATATCGTTGAGATAAGATCCACTTCTCATACATGCGAAAGATCGCAGAAGAGGGAACTGCTTCTGCAAGAATTCTTGTCGAGTTGCGCTCTAGACAAGTCTCTAAAGGTACAGTAAGAAAATGATCTACTCTTATTACTGATGCAGAGTACTCAATAGCTTTCTCTGTGATGGATTTGATCCACTTGGGATTGAGATTAGTATCGTGAACTATTACATCCCAGCCTAGACTTAGAGCAGCCTGTATGCTAGCAATCCATGCACGTCGGGCTAAGAATTCGGTGTCGATGTTGAAGTTTACGTTGTACATTCTGCGGATGTCATCTAAAGAGATCAGGACTACTTCGGCGTTTCCCTTCTCTGCAAGAAGTTGCTGCATCTCGTAGGCCCAAGTTGTTTTACCGGAGCCTGGAAGACCGACAGTATAGTAGATAGTGAGAGCTTTGTTTTGTGAATTCATAGTATGCTACTTTTCTTATGAAAATGAGAACCCATTACCATGCGGACCACTTCTCTTGCTTGGGCTTGAGTTTTATAATCTGCTGATATTCTTGGCTTTCTTGGTTTCCAGCATGACAAACGCCCATGAACTTGCATCCCCCATATTTTCCAGCAGTGCATGAGAAGATGTTCTTCTGAGGAGGCTGAGCAAATCTCCAATTACGTGAGTTCATGTATGCTGCCATTTCTAAGAGAGAAGTGATAGTTTGTTTCTCCCATTCTACTACCTGGTCATATGTAAAAGATTGCATAAACATATCATGGGCTGCTGGTCCCTTATTAGACTCTGCCATCCATGTGCAATCTTGCATTCCCTGACCGGAGTACTCTCCAGAGAAAAGCTTGTACATAATCCAAGTATATCCGTAGAATTGGTTAGTGTTGAAAGAGGGTTTTTCTTTGATCAAGTAGTTCTTGTGATCTACCCATGCGAGTTGATTATTATAGTTGAGTCTTACGAGTAAGTCAATGCGTCCCTCATACAAGATTTTGATCTGAGGAGATTCATAGATTGGATGCGAGAAGCCCGTTTCTACTTTGATAGGCTTGTAGATTGGTTCTCGATGAGCCTCGAAGTAGGAGGTGGCCTTGATGAGGCACAAGGTCAGTTCCTCCTGGGGCATCCCGGTGGAGGTCGCAGCGTCGAGGAGGGCCTGGGTGGCCGTCTGGACGCATTCCTGATAGGTCCCTCCCGCAATCTCGGTCAGGTAGAAGCTCTCGTAGCATCGGTGCATGACTGCCCCCTTGCGGATGCCTGGAGGCTGGGTTCTATACTCCAAATGCTTAACATAGCTTAAGTCGAACTTCTGTTGACACATCTGCCATGCAGAGAGTTGTTGACTGTCGAAAGCGTAGATTAGTTGATTATTGTTGGTAAGCAAGTTATTCTTCTTTGTCGAACGATTCTGTCGGGCTGACATATTTGTAGATGGTATGACCTGCTGAGAGAAGATCTTTCTCTAGTCTTGCAGAATTAAAGTAGAATGTTGGACTTGATGATACTAAAGAATCAGTATCATTACGAAAGTAGATTCTGCAAGGATAGGGTAACTCTTCTGCTAGAACGCCATAGTATCTAATTCCCTGAGAATTGTAGTTTGGTTTATTGGCTATGTAAAAATAGTCTGTCGGACGATTAACTTGAGCTTTGACAATCATTTCTGGCATGTTGCGTTTAATGTCCATCGTTGAAATGTTCTTTTATTGGTTGATTCACGTCGGCGAGATTTCTCGATTCCGTTGTAGACGATGACACAATCGTATACAATGTTCTCATGATTAGCGGAGACAATCTCTCGACGGATAATTTTCTCGACGGACGGAACTGTTCTAGCTCTCTTGATCCAGATATCTCCCTCGATGGGATACGTAGCTGCCAAGTAGTCTGAAGGAGCGAGAATTGACTGTATTTGTTTGAATGTCATACTAGAGTTTCACTTCTACTCGTCTACCACACTCGATGCAGAAGTAGACTGCATGATCTGAATAGATCTGTGGTCGGGTCATTGGAGAATGAAAATAGTAGCATTTCCACTCTTGATATTGAGAAATTAGTATCAGTAGTTTGTTAATCATGCTATTTCTCTGCCAAAGCCCCGAACATCACGACGATACAGCCGAATAATCCGATCATGCAGAGAGATTGAAACTCTGCTTTAGAGATAAAATCAAAGCCATACAAGGCCATGACGATTATGCAAATCCAAGTGAAAATTCCCATGTTGATATTGATTCCTTATTATTAATAGATTACCAAGTGAAGTCTGGTTCATGAGCGAGAAGCTCTCGATAGGCTTCTTTGGTTAGTTCTTTCTGTATGGGACACATCTTCCCCATACAGATATCGAGGTCTTTTTCTGCGGGTTTAATTACTACAAGTGGTCCGGTCGGGCCTTGAGGATGAGTGCAAAGAAGCTCTGTTCGTAGATCATCCATACTCCAAACTTCAGCAGCTAACTCACAGTACTCCCCTTTACTGCGGCAATAGACCTTTATGTTGGGCCTATTTGACAATGGGTTCCCACTACTAAATCCATGTTGCATTGCATAGACGCCAGACATTCCTTTGGGTAGTATGAGACTCATGATTGGTGCTCCATTTTTACCGCGCAGCATTAAGCCGCAAACTTTCTACGAGTTTGGACTAGTTTGGAAGCAAGAGACATGATAGCGTCAGGATCTAAGTTAACCTGCCAATCGGTATTCATAGCCGTTCCCACTATTCTCTTTTTTAAGTCTAGTAGCTCTTGGAAGTATTCGTCTATCGAGTCTTTTAGATAGTATGCTGTCATCGAGACGTGTTCGGAAGTTGATCCGATGCGATGAAAACGTCCCTTGAACTGTTCGATCTTAGCGGGAACCCAATACTGTTCAGCTAACATAGCAGTGTCGCAGAATTGCATGTTTCGACCTTCGCCGCCAGCGAGAATACTCATGATGCAGACTCTTGAAACGCCATCTCGAAAGTCGTTTTCTTTTTGTTGCTTTTGAAAAGAAGTATCTTCCCCAGTGATGGTGATAGGGTTATAACCAGCAGTCTGGAGAAGTGTCTTAAGATACAAGGTCACATCTTTGTGGTGAACTCCTATGCAGAGTTTTCTATCTGGGTCGGTGTTTTCAAGAAATTCGATAGCTTGTTCTGCAACGAATGGGACTTTAGCTAGGCCGACGATACTCCAGAGTCTCTGAAGAAGAACCATGACATCTGTATAGTTAGCGGAGTTTCTCTTTTGAGAAATTCTCTCTTCTAGCTCTCTCAAAGTGTCGTTGTATTTGGCTTTGAGAGACTTATTCATGTCTGAACAGAATTCATAGCAGTCGAAGAATTCAGGCAGATCTAACGCTACTTCTGCTTTGGTTCGGCGCAATACATACGAGGAGGTACGGATCTTGAAGTCTTCTCGTTTCCATGACAGAATGCCCAAATACTTTTTAGCTCTTGGTGACCACTCAACGTAATTTTGTAGAAATCGCGTTAGCGATGGCCAATGGTCTGGTCGGACGATATTCAGGATAGTCCAGTATTCTGATAACCGCGACATGAGAGGAGTTCCCGTTAGCATGACGATCTTGTCTATGTCTGCTAACGCAGCATTCAAAGACTGGGTCCGTTGAGTTGCGCCGTTCTTGAAATTATGCGCTTCGTCAATAATCACAATCTCGGGATTGAAGTATTTGATGAACTCTCTTACTGGTAGGCTATGCAGACAATCCATTGAGATGATGTATCCCTGGAAACCGGGAAGAGGGCGGGACTTGTCTGAATGGATAATAGGACGGGGGAAATTGGAGGGCATCCAACGAATGATCTCCATGAGCCAATTGACTGCTAGAGAAGACTTAACGATAATCAGGTATCTACTAGGATTGGCGCGTTCTAGTGCTGCTAATGCTTGTATGCATTTCCCAAGGCCCATGTCGTCAGCTAATACGCATCTAAAGTTAGACCGCTCAATGAAGTTACGGCCCTCTACCTGATAGGGAAAGAGTGTAGATTGTAACTTAGACTTCTGCGTAGGGTTCTGTGTATTCTCTTCTTCTTGCGTAGAGGGAGAGACTAACAACTTCTCGATGAAAGAGTGACCGCAAGAAAGTCTCCTAGAAATGTAGTCTCCTGTCTGAGACTCAAGTGAGACTTCTCCGATTTTATGGCAGTATGTGCAAGTGAAGACTTTTCGGGACATGGTATGTTAAAATAACTCTCTTAGTATTGTAGCATGGGGAAAGGGGAAAGTCAAGCTTTATTTTCGACTTTCCCTATTGATAATTGAGTATCAACAATCTGCGATCATTGGGATTAGACTAGTTTTTCCGCCGATGTATTTCTTGAGAAATTTCTCACGTTCTTCGGTGGTAGAGAATGATTTCAATAAATCATTATCGTCATTGTAGTAGGGCGGAAGAGTAACTGAGATAGAGCAGAAAGTCTCTACATTAGTTCCTTCGGCATCTTCTTTTTTGGATTCTAGAATAGCATCCAGTAATGAGAGGACATTCTCAGGTATCAAAGCAACGTCTACTGTGGTCGAGAAGACTATCACGTTGGAGTGCTTGGTTACTAGATCTTCTAATACTTCAAAAAACTTGCATACTGAGCAAGTGTTCTCGAAAGGGAGAGTATGACTAATGTCAGTTTCTATTTTTAAAAGTTCGCGTAACTTGGAGAAAACAGCAACATGTTTCCAATAGTCGTGGCTTAAAGAATTCTGATACAAGTATTCTTTGGTAATAGAAGGGTCTGTCTTGGAGACTCTTTGATGTAGAAAGATAATCGGATGAGGTGGGAGATACTCCAATAGAGCAGGATCTTTGTATAAGATCCAAATGCTTCTTAAAGAATCTCCTGCTGGTTGGCAGTATGCCGCTATTAGATAGCTGCCGTCATCCGTGATACTATGAAAAGGTTCCCATAACTTCTGGTCTGGATTCTCTTTGATGTGCTGACGTAAGTCGATGCGTTGATCTTTTGGTAATTTCATGATGTTGATATTGCTTTCTCAGTATTGTTTATCGATTTGTTTGCGGAGTTGGAAGTATTGTTTATTAAAATTTGGGTCAGGATCAAATCCCAAACTTGAAATGGAGCAAAGATGCAAACTACAGAGTGGTCTGAAGTGAGGTGCGGCGATGCAGCCGTTAGAGGACATTAGAGGTAGGGTTGGATGCTTGGTAGGAGATAAAGTTACTCCCTGTTCGGAAGCTAACTCTATAGCCATTTCGCAATATTCAGGACTACAGCAACTATGAGGCGCTCTGCAAGAATTTGCACACTTTGGAGCAGTCAGATCTGCTATCTGTTGATAAAGTGTTATCAGTTTGGAGTTATTAGTAGTCATGCTGACGGTCTGCCATAGAGATCGTATTTTTTGAGGAGATCGTTGTAGTCTAGAGAATCTGCTTTACAGAGATTCTCGAAAATTGGTCCCATGCTAACAGGATGTTGTTCTGCGGAGATAAGAGAGCAGACTAGTTTTAATACCTTTCTCTCTTTTACTGTATAACCGTCAGGTGATGGAGTTCGAGGAACTTTAGGAGTTAAGAGAGCACGATCAGGGTCTACAGACTTTTTGGGTTTACGCTGGCCATTTGATAGTTGGCTAGCTTTGTATCCCTCATGATAGTTTCCAGATGCGCCACCCATTGCTTTCGCTTTGGCAGCTTCTACTTTAGACTCTTTGTCTGCGCGGTCTTTGATGGCATTCTCTTCGGCGCGTTCTCTGCGAATTGAGATGCCTCTCGCAACTAGTTCTTGCGTGACTGCATGATATGCAGCATCATGATATGCTGCTACTTTAATTAATAGTTCTTGAATCTGCTCAGGGGGGTAATTAGAAGCTTTGTATTCTTCTATCTTTCTGCGGATCTCTGCCCATGCAGTGTTAGTTAGTGCTGCAAGGGTAGCCGCATCTATCTTGGTTCCCTCACAGACAGTTAAGATATGATTTTTGTGTGTCATGTTGTTGATGATAGTGATTTCTCGTTATTGTTATCGTTAGTATTAGTCTTTATCAGCTCTGAGAAGCTCTGTGTAGTAAGCATCTCTCTCAGCGTTGAATTCGTCCATTGCTACCTGAGCTTTTGCTACAGCTTCTTGCTCGCTGGTTGGTCTTACGCCAGAAATAAGATTAGCTTTAAGTTGCTCGATCTTTGCTAATTTGTCGTATTTCTTTTTCAGGTGATAGCGTTTGAGTCTTTCTTTGTCAGCTTCTTTTCTGAGAAGTGCTTTTTGTTTATTCTCTTCTCGTTTCTTTAGCATGAGAGATCTCTCAGCTATATTCTTGCCCAGCATATACAGACGATGGGCTTCTATTTCAGCTTTATGCTGCTCATCTTTTTCTGCCTCTAGAATCTCTCGATTTTGACTGATTGCTGCAATAGTGGCTCTTACAGCTTGCAAATCTTTACCGGAAGGACGGTTGAAAGTTTTTGCTCTCTCTTCAGATCTTTTAGCAAGATATGCTTTATCTGTTGAGACTGCTTTAAAAGTTTCTTTGATGACAGATTTAGAAATTTTAGAAGCTTCTATTTCTGCTAACTCTGCATTGGCCTTTTCGATAGCTCGGCGTTTCTGCCATGTTAGTGCCATTGATTTGATGATATCCTTTTATCAGTAGTGGAGGAGATTAGATCTACAACTTGAGCCATTTTTTATACCCAGAATTCGAGGTATCCAAACACGTTTTGGGCCTCTATAGGACTATGGTAACTGACTTTTTGAAAAAGGTCAAGAAAATAAGGGATTATTTTCCCGGAAGGTTTTGAGGGTACACGTCGGGGGGTTCAGACATGGGCATAAAGTCTGTAAGCTTGTGGAAGTAATAGGGTTAGCTATGACGGCGAAGAAGAGGTGTATGGCAAAAAGGACCCCCCTACCTATTTCTAAGGGTTTAGGGGGGATTTGGGATATTGCCCAGGTAATATTGGATGTTGTATTGTAGGGGGGGGGTGTATTGTCTAATATAAGTATATATTATATTATAATAGAAGAAAAAGAAAACTCATACCACTCTACCCTCTCCCAAGCCATACCCCCCCCAAATTTTGCACAGTCCTCTCGCCTTCGGCGAGAGGTAAGTTATTCAAAAGAAAAGGGGTTACCTCAAAACAGACCATGTCTGTACCTTACGACGTGCGGGGTCGAAACCTCTCCCAAAAACATGCCCTTAGATCTGGGTTAAACAAAAAAACGTCACTTACGAGTACTCCAAAGTGGCAAACAAAAGCCAGCTAACTTAGTATTAGGAAATCTAATGGGTCCTAAGTCGTTGATTCCACAACACTATTAGAAAAACCGATACTCTGGAGGGGATTAGATTTAAAATTGTAGATGATAATGATTTTGCATTATCAATTATATCAACAGACACAAAAAAGCCCCATCGGAGAGGGACAAACTCTCGACGGGGCTAATTTGTTGTATGGTAGGTTATCTGGTTAGACAGCCACCGTAGGAGTGACGGAGATTACTCCCGCCGAAGGATCAACTTCGCCGGGTTCAGGAGCAGCGTCGAAAAGTTTAGCAATGTCTTCGGCAGAATAATCATCGTTGATGTCTGCGACGTTGACGGATGCACTCAAGGCAGGATTGCCCTGAATCATCAAATCAATCGCGGCTTTATCTAAGCCAGCCAACTCTAAGCCTTTGCGAACTCGGGCGATTCCCCGCATGACCTCGCCGCCCTTCAGACGGTTATTGTACAGCGAGGACATCTTCGCTGCAAGAGCCAAATTCAGAGCCTTGGCGATGCGTTCGGTGCTACCACCGAAGTATTGCAAGAGTTTAGCGATGTCATCGGAGGGAATCTCGGGCCAAGTGATATTGGCTTTCCGTACAAACGAATCACCAGTAACGGGATGCTCGATTTCTTTTTCGATGACGCGCTTGTCAATGCCATTGGAGGCAGCAGCAGTAGAAGGATTCATGATTGTTAAGTTCTCTTTTCTGAAGTTTGAAAATGTGTCACTCGGTGACATCTCCAGAATAGCATACTCCAAACTAGAGTCAAGAGGAAAATCAAAAAACTTTTGAAATATTTTTAGATCTCCAAAAATCTCCCAATAATAGTAAATGGGATGGGAGGGAGGGCTAGGGCTGCTTCGCAGAGTTCCGGGCGAACAAACAGCGAAAGCGAAGATAAGGCGAAAAGTATTGTATGAGAGATTTCTCTCCGTAACGATAACCCATTCTCGGGCGGACTGCATTGATGGAATGAGGGGATAGGCTAGCTAAAATGCCCTGTATGGCGTTGAAAGCTGTCGAAGGCAGTCGGATATGGTATGAGAGATTGATCGCCCAGAAACGTTGCTAATAGGAGCGCCTATTGGCTTAATGATAATGAGTTCGCAGTATCAATAAGACTAGCAGACAAGAAAATGCCCCGATAGAGGGACTAGAACTATCGGGGCGATTGGAGTATAAGGCTAGGCTAGCTAGGTTAGGCGATAGAACTTAGATGCGAGTTCCTGGTAGACGGCCCTAGCGTTGAAGTAATCGTCTGGGCATTCGTTAGGATCTTCTGATTGAATAGCTCTGAAGGCTCTGTCTGAGAGTAAGATATCCAATCGTGAGAGGATGCTATACAAGCGGGAATTCTGCCCTGAGTGATAGTCAGCACAGAACACGTATAGGCCAGCGACAAAGTCGAAATTGAGTAGAGAGGGTAGACCGCGCATGATGATGGTATCCTTAATGATAATGAGTTATTGGTATCATTAGCTAGCTAGTCTAGCGATGGGTTATCGGATGCAATAGCGCCAGTAGCGTCAGACGAGTTTTGGAGAGTGGTACGAATTTGATAGAGACTCTCGGCCATGAGAGAATCTTCCATTTCAAAGCAGCGATTTTCTAGTTCCCTAAGGGACATGAGAATAGCAGCATACTCTTGTGGGCTGAGTGTGATCGTGGTGAGGTATGACATGGTGTGAATCCTTTTGATTGAGGTGATTGATTGTAGGGGATGCTAGCCGTGTCTGGTAGCATCCCCATGATTGGTTAGCGGATAATTTTAACACAGTTCAGAATGGACTGGATATGCTCGGGACGCATGGATAGCTTGGCTAATTGAGTATGCAGGAAAGCGGCCATAGTTTCGACTGTATCGTGGGCTAACAGGCGATCAAAACAAATATCATACTCTTTTGAAGTGATTGCACGCATGACAGTATCTTGCGTCTGATAGTGGCAATGCATGAGGGGACGGGCATTAGGGTCATTGGCTCTACGAATAGCGTCTTGTTCATACTGGTACTCTGATGTTTCTGTGATGGCGTGATTGGTCCCATATGCCGCTAGAACGTGGCAGGGTAGCATAGTGCCCAACTCAACCCTGATAGACCACGGTGAGCTATCACTCCAGAATGTGCCAGTTCCAAGAGTGTACTCTGACATGCCGCCATAGGCCATTTCAGCTTCTACAGTGAAACCCATTCTACGAGCGCATTTGATGACTGCAACATATGCGGCAGCTTTGTAGTGATTCACGTCTGCACGGACGCCTTCGTTTGAAGGATTAATTCCCAATCGCAGACGTTTGGATTTACGCAACTCACGTCTAATGAAGCACTCTGGATCACCTGACAGAGCAGTCCCTACATCCAGCGATCCTACGGTATCCATGATGTAGCGAGGTGACTTGATTGGCAATTTGGCTATGACACGGTCCAGTGAATCGAACTTGTTTGCCGCATACTGGGAAGCAAAAGTCTTGGGGGAACGGAATAGATGCATTGGGACGCGAAAGAACGGCGTTTCTCCGCGATTGGAAATAGTCCCTATTTGGGACCACTTCCAATCTTGACGGGTAGGTTTGCTGAATGACATTAGCGTGCACTCCGGTTCTGAGTAGATGCAGCGGAAGGGAAGCATGAGTCTAACAGGATAGATACAGTTGGATCGATGCCTCTGAAGATCACACGCGATGCTAGAGTTCGCCAATCTTTGGAGTCATAGAAACCAGCTGCAATCTTCTTAGCTCCAAAGATGCTAGCACGAGGAGTAACGGCCAATTGAAGGTTTTGACTAGCTACAGAGGCGCGGATTTTCTGGACGATTTTGACCCATTCACGAACTAGGTCATGTTTGGCTTGAGGGGCATTATTGAGTGCCCACTGTAGCTCTTTTACTTCATCGTAGCCAATTTGGTAATGTACGAAACGGTCAATGGTAGCAGCGCCCATTGCAGCGCGCTCTGGATAGAGTTGATCGTTTCCGCGGCAGTCTGTATTAGTGGCGATCACCATGTAGCATGTCTCATGCTGAACTACTTGCTCATGCGGGAAATCCCACAGGCGATTGGCGTAACCAGTGTTGAGAACAGTGGCCAAGTTGCCATTGGTATTGTCGTACTCATCTACTAGACAAATGCAGTCGCCATTTTTAACGGCATCGTATAGCTTAGACTCGCAGTATTGGCTAGACATGTCTCTGAAACCAGTTGCTTCGCTCTTGGTCGATCCTTCAGAGAACGTCATGTAGATGAAACGTGAGACTTTCATGGCGTCTTTGAGAGACTGTGCAAGTGAAGTCTTTCCTGAACCCGCCGGGCCTTGAAACCACGGTATGAGTCCCTGGAAGAGATCAGACATGATTTCTGGCAAGAGTGGGTGAGCGTTTGCAGGGGCTTTGAATGTGCCGATATCGGGAACAGTGATGACGTGTTCGATTGTGGTGACTTGAGATTTGGAGAGTTCTGATTCGAGGGCTTTAATGCGATCTTCCATTAGAACGTCGACTACTTGTATGACAGCTTGGGTCATCATGTCAGTCCCTAAAGAGGATCGCTTGTCCGTGGGGCATGGCGTGACAGGGGATGGCACAGGAGTAGGGCTTGTGGGGCTTGGGATGGGTTGAGACGCATCTTTAGGAGTAGGAGGGATGGATGGGCGCGACGGCGTAGCCGGAGCCGTAGGGGCGGGATTGTGGGTTGTATGAGTAGATGGTTCGTTTACAGCGGGGCCATCATCTGAAACGGTGCCAGTCATGAGGATATGTGAGTCGTAGCATATGCGGTGCATGCTCTTGTGAGTGATATTGTTCCATCTGCGATCCTTGCCTTTGAGGATCATATCCCCACATGAGTCGCATTTAAACTCTTGAGTAGAGGAGCTAGTGATATGCCATGCCATAGTGTTTTCTGTAGTGTCCCTTTTGGTGTAGTTTGTCGTGTCGTATCTAACGTGGATACGTAATATTTGACGATTTTGGTCGCTGTTAAGTTGCAGTAAAAGCACATTTATTTGATTAAGCAACTTTAATGCGTCATACCTAGAATGTCTATGCCTCTTTAAATGCCCGGAAACGGCCCTAGAATCCATCGATTTCGTTTTGGGCTATGCAGGTATTCGGACGTGTAAACAAATTCGTCGCACTTTGGCCACTAAAATGAGTATACGCATGCAGCATACCAATGATAATTGCAACTCATTTGCATGTGATTCGCAGGGTATCGATGGCAAAGTACTTTATGTTGTAGAGTATGACCGTCCGACTACATGATAATGGCCTATCATTATGCATGTATGTATGATGATAATGCGTTATCGTTAAGCCCCCTGCCGCGCTCAGCCTGCTTATTGATACTGCATTCTCATTATCAGTTAGCTGGCTGCTGTAGAAGTGACACCGGTCCTCCCCCGGTTTGGCGACAATGGGCTACTTTCTGTATTCTGTGTCCCCCCTTTACTACAAAAATTTAGAAAAAAACTCCATTTTCCAGAAAAATTTCCCCGGATCAAAAGTCTAAAATACAACTTTTTTAAAATTACAAAATAAAAAATAATTCCCCACACCACTTCCCCTCTAGAGGATATCATGTATCCCACTGATTCGTCAAGCTTTTTCCGCTTGCTTTTCCTCCCATCTTTCCGCTAGAGTAGAAGGGCATCCGACCATTTCATCTGAGACAAACCATGTATTTACTCCAGTTTTTCGCATACGAACATCTCCCCACTCACTTGCAAGAGATCTCCAAGCCTTTTGGTCTTTTGGCTCAAGAATTGGTAAAGATTCTTCCCGAAAATCCAGAAACCACCACTTTTCTGAGGAAACTTCTCGAAGCGAAAGATTGTGCAGTTCGTTCTCGTCTCTTCAAACCAGAAGTTACTCTGATGGACAAACTCCGACCAGGAACAACCGAAGATCCCACGACCTGATGGGTCTTTCTTCTTGAGCGGCCCGATTTGTTTACATTGTAGCATACAACTTTCCTGATTCATAACATGGAACTCACACCTGCCCAGGCCAAATCCCGCCTCGAACGTTGTACTCTAACTCGTCTAAAAGAGGAGCTTTCCCGCAATGCCCGTCCTGATCCCAACCAAATCTTCAAAAACTCCAACTCCCGAGGAAGTATTCAACTCAATTCTGGGCAAGATGGACGAGAAAGATCTAGCGAGATCCACTCAGAATCGAAAATCAGCCCGACCGACCGACCCAGAGTTGCTTCCCAGCCTCATGACCCAGACGCCGATGCTACCGGATTTCCAGATGCAGCAACAGACCCCTACGATTACTGACGCTGATATCTCTGGTGCCCTCTCCGAATTCGGATTAGTGCAGGAGAAGATCTCACCTCATGCAAGAAATGAGGCTTTCCGGGCGGAACTAAATCAGGTCGGAGCTACCACCAAGAACGTAGCCATGCAGTTATGCGCTGTTTTGCAGAACTCCAACTCTGATTCCGCTCGCCTCGCAGCTGCGAGAATCATCTTAGCAGTTAATGGTATCTCCTTTAATCACGAAGAGAAACCCATTTCTCTCCCTCAAATCAACATTGTTTTAAACAACGGTGTTGAAGATCGTCGTATTGCCAGTATGCTAAATCCCCGATAAAGAAAGAAAACCTTGTCTACAACCATAACTCCTCTCCCAGAGACTCTTACAATCAACCCTCCTGTCTCTTCCACTCCTGAATTGCCTAATTCCGCAGGCTATAACTCCCGACTAGCTCAGGAGATTAAAGGCAAAAAGCTCTTTCAGTTCTTCTTTAAGAAGGGCCACACGATCAGAAACATCGTTCTCGAAGCCGAAGACTTCGATTCTGCTCGCAAAGAGTGCGACAAACTAGCACTTCATTTCGGGATGCGCTATGTTTCCGTTCGCCCATTCGTCTTTTCTGTAGAAGAACTCTTGAAATTAGATGACCTTCCGAACTACGTCTAAGGAGTCAGCATGAGCAAACACAAAGAGCCTTCGGCGAATGAACCCATTCCCGAACCAGTCCCCGAACCAGAACAGATGGCTAAAGGAGAGAACTATGTTGCAGGAAATGAATCCTCCTCATACTGTCCTCCCCCTCCAGATTGCCCCCCTCCTCCGGCAGATCCCGACGATCCCATTCAAGAGGCG